GGGCCGGGGCGCTGCAGTTTGCCGTCTCGCCGGCCATCATCACCGCGGGCCAGTTCCAGAACGTCTCGGCATCGCCCACCAATGGGGGCGCGGTCGTGATCTTTGGGGCTGGCTTCACCGGTTCTAGCCCGCAGAATCTGGCGATCCACAAAAACTCGTTCACGCTCGCCAGCGCGGATCTGCCGCTTCCGGGAGGCGTGGTATTCGCCGGTCGGGCGGCCGATGCGCAGACCGGCCTGTCGATCCGCGTGGTGCGCCAATACACCATCAACAATGATTCGGTTCCCTGCAGATTCGACACATTGATTGGCTGGGCACCGATCTACCCGGAGCTTTCCGTCCGGGCCGCCGGCTAAGAGGAGACGACCATGTCAAATCCAGGACCGGCCACCACCACCACCCCGCAATACGTCGACGGCGTTGCGAGCTCCACCAATCCGATGGTCTGGGGCATGCTCGCCCAGTCCTCGGCGGCCATCGTGGCTCCCGCGGACACGACCGAGGACGTACTGGTCACGGTCAATCTCGCGGCAGGTTACGTCGGGGCCAATTCACGCCTGAAAGTGCGCTTCAACATCACCAATACCAACAATGGCAACGTGAAGACCTTCCGGGTGCGCCTGGGAGGTCTGACCGGAACCGCGATGGCCTCGTTTGCGACCACATCGCTCGCGGGTGTCTTTGGTGAGGTCGAGATCGTTCAGAACGCCTCGCAGCAGGCCGAAACTGGCTGGGGCGTCGTGTTCGATGCGGCGCCGGCGGTCATCTTCAGCGCCAATGCGACAGCCGTGATCGATGTGAGCGCAGCCACGACTTTGGTGCTGACCTCGCAGAAGGCCACTGGAAGCGACACGTTGACGCTGGTCAGCTACAGCGTGGAGCATTTCTACGGCCAGTAAGGATTTTTCTCCGCCAGAGATCCGGGGCCTCCGGGCCCCTCTTTTTCAAGGAGCAATGAATGCCAGGCGCCTCTGATCGACCGATGGGAAATGTAGCGCTGGTCATGGCGCTGCAGGCATCCTTGACCCCGCCAAATGTCGCAGCCAACACCACGGCAACGCAGACCTACACCATCAACGGAGTGCAGCTCAACGATATTCTCGAATTCAACCAGCTCTCCAGCGTGACCGGCCTATCGGTCGGGAACATGTGGGTGAATGCGGCCAACACCATCACGGTGCAGTGGGTGAACTCGACCGTTGGCGCGATCAATGGCACGGCTGCGCAAAACTTCGTGATCGGAGTCATCCGCGGCAATCCGACGCTAAGCGCTTCAGGCTACGCACTGCCCACGGCGATCATCTGAGCACCCCGATGGACTATCCCAAGACGATGTATCGCGGGGCCTTCACAAGCAAGGCTGACCTTGAGGCGGCCTGGAATTCTCAGGCCGGCATCGAGCAAAAGATCGTCGCCAACGAACAGGAGCAGGAAGCACTGATGAAGACTGGCTTTGTCGAGCAGCCGATCGATCTGGTCAAGATGCAGGTGAGCAGCACTGCGCCGCCGCTGACGGTTAGCCGCAAGGGCGCCAAAGACGAGCCCCTGAATGTCAACGGCTAACGACATCGTTACGGGCGGGCTGCGCTGCATCAACGCCTATGCCACCGGGCAGTCGCTCGACCCGGGCGATGCGCAGGAAGCGTTAGGACTGCTGAACGATTTGCTCGAGACGCTGGACATCGAGCACATCTCGGTGTTCTCGGCCATCGAGCGGGTAGTTAACTGGACCTCCGGCCAGCTCGTCTACACGGTCGGGGCACCGGCGCTTGGTACGTCCGGTGCGACGGTGATCGCCAACCTAGCGAACGGCTCGCCGAATTTCACCGTCAATCCGATTCCGGTGAACATGACGCCGGGTGCCGCGCTCACCGACTATGCGGGCGCGATTCCGGCCGGTGCAACCATCTCTCAGATCGTCGGCACCACCGTCACGATGAGCGCCAATGCGGGCGCGCTGGCCAATGCCGATCAGATTACCTACAGCGGCCAGTTCAATTTCGCTTTGCCCACGCGCATCACCAATGGGTTCTCCAGGATCATCACGCAGGCCAATCTGGACTACCCATTCGAGATGATCACGCAGGCGATGTACTCGAACATCGGCATCAAGAATCTGCCGGGTCCATGGCCCACGGGCGTTTACTACAACCGCCAGTATCCGCTGGGTTTCCTGTATGCGTGGAAGGTGCCGCAGAACAATGCCGAGGCGCATTTCTGGTGCGACTACAACATCACGCGCTTTGCAACGCTCTCCGATACGCTGATCGCGCCAGAGGGCTACTCGCGCATGCTCAAGTACAACCTGGCACTCGACTTGGCGCCGCGCTATGGGCGGCCGATCACGCCGGATTTGCTGCGGGCGGCCAACATGTCAAAAGCGGCGATCAAGGCACTGAACACGCGTCCTCCGCCGCAGTCGACATTCGATTCAGCCATTGCCGGCGGCGGGCGCAAGCATGACGCCGGCTGGATTCTTCATGGGGGCTTTCGGTAGTTTTATGTGAATGGTGGAGTAATGTGATAAAATGGCAGTTCTTTAATGGGAGCTGCCAATGGATCAGAAAGCGAGAAAGAAACATGCTGATTACATGCGGGAATACCGTAGACGCAACGGAAAAATCGGAGCGAACCCAGGTAGACCAGCAAACACGCCGGGCGTTCTCTGGAGCAAAGTACAAGTCGGCGCAGTAGATGAATGCTGGCCATGGATCGGTTCAGTAAATACTGGTTATGGACGCACGCAAATTGATGGCAAAAACTATTACGCGCATAGAGTGATATTCGATCTTGCGAATCCAGGCATGATTAATCTCGCGTCTCCTGATAAGCGAAGCGGACCTGGATTCGTTTTGCATCACTGCGGAAATAGGCTTTGTTGCAATCCATCGCACTTGTACATCGGCACTCAAAAAGACAACATGCAAGACCGACTTAAAACTGGAGATGGCTACAGAAACTTGCCGCTGGGCGAAAAGCATCACGCGGCAGTTCTTTCGGACGAAGATCGCGCTCTGCTTCTTGAAATGTCAGACCAAGGTGTCAGAGGATGCGATCTAGCTGAGATTTTTAGATTGAATCGCAGTACTGTGAAATCCATGGTGTATTGGCACAAACGAGGGGCTTCCGATGAGCGGCAGTAATCCAGGCAGCAGCAGCAATCCGGGGCCAGCGGCCCAAACTGCGACGAACCTGCAGCCGGTCCTCGGCTCATTCGACAATAGCGGCGCGTTGCTGCAGCTCTACGGGCCTGGCACGACTCCGCTGAACGTGCCATTGAATCCGATGACCACAGTCGGCGACATGATCATCGGCGGCACGGCAGGGGCCGAGGCGCGCCTGCCAATCGGCAGCGCGAGCCAGGTGCTGACTGTTACGGCTGGCTTGCCGGCCTGGGCCGCACCAGCCTCGACCGGGGCCCCTCCTGCGGTCAATCCACAGACCGGCACGACCTACACGCTTGCGCTGACCGATGCGCCGGCGGCCTCGAGCAATCAAGGCATCGTCACGATGAACAATGGCTCGGCCAATACGCTGATGATCCCAACCAATGCCTCTGTCGCCTTTCCGCTTGGGACCATAGTGTCTGTGATCCAGCTCGGCGCCGGCCAGACCACCATTGCAGCGGCAGGTGGCGTCACGCTGAATAATCCGAGTTCGGCCACGGCACGGGCGCAATACTCGACGCTGCTGCTGCAGAAAGTGGCAACCAATACGTGGATCCTGGGCGGAGACATGACGTGATTCCAGCGGTCACCAAGCATCGTGTTTCGGGGCCGGCATCTACTGCATTGCTGCATTTCGACGGCACCAACGGCTCGACAACATTTCAAGATGTCTACACCAGTACATGGACGGCAGTGGCCGGCGCGGCGCTTTCGACTGCAGCTTTCAAATTCGGCACGGCCTCTCTTTTACTGAACGGCTCGACCGACTTCACAAGTACGCCGAACAATATTTTCGGCGCTGGAGCTGCTGATTGGACTCAAGAGTGCTGGTTCAATTGCAGCAGTGTTGCCGGCTCGCGTGTGCTGTTTGGATCACAGGATGGCGGCGGCGGGACCAACGGCATCATCGCCTTTCTCAACGCCGGTAAAGTTGCGTTGCTGTGTGGTAACGGTTCGTCATTTTTCATCAACATAACCGGAACCACGACAGTGACTACCGGCACTTGGCATCATGCGGCCTATGTTCGCTTCGGCAATATTTTTACGTGCTATCTGGACGGAACATCGGAGGCGACCGTAACGACGGCTGGTACCGTGTCAACTGGACTGACCGGACAAGCGATAGGATCCGCGACCGGCGTCGCAAGCAGCCCATTCGCCGGCAACATCGATGAGGCACGTATATCGATGGGCGTGGCGCGCTACACATCCAATTTCACTCCGAGCGGTCCCTTCACGTTCTGACAAATGCCCACTACTCAAGGATACGATCCAGGTTTTGTAGGCGCTGCCTATGAGGCGCCGAATTATCTGCAGGATACTCAGCGCTGCATCAACTGGTATCCGGAAATATCACCGGATCCTCATGCCAAGGAAGTGATCGGCCTGCTCGGTGCGCCAGGCACGCTGGATCTGGTCACGCTATTGGCCGGCAAGCCAGTACGGCAGGCGTGGGTGCTTCCTGGAGGCATCAAGGCCCTTGCAGTGTCCGGTGCCAATGTGTACTTGGTAACACAGGATGCCACGCTGAATCTTATCGCGGTCCAGGTTGGCACGCTGCTTACCCCGATCGGACCAGTGCAGATTCGTGACAACGGCTACGTGGCAGTGATCGTCGACGGCGCCTATGGTTACACCTACCTGATCAACACCGGAGCCTTCGCGCAGATCACAGATGCCGGATTCACCGGCTTTGCCTCGCGCATCGCGATGATCGACGGCTGGTTCATCTTCAACCAGGCCAATAGCCGCAATTTCTACCTGTCGCCGCAGTATCTTGGCATCAATGGTAATCCGAATCAGGGACTGCAGAACACAAAATGGGATCCGACCGCGGTTGCCGTGGCCGATGCGACGGGCGATCTGCTCGTCTCGCTGATCGAGGATCAGCGCCTGCTGTGGCTGCCCAAGGAGCGCGCTACCGAGGTCTGGTATGACGCTGGCGCGCAGTTCTTCACCTTCAACCGCATGCAGGGCGTGCTATTGCAGATCGGATGCGCGGCACCGCAATCGGTTACGCGGGTCAGCAAGGGGCTGATGTGGCTGGCGGCCAACGAACGCGGTCAGAACTTCGTGATCCGCACGCAGGGCTTCGACTATGACCGCGTGTCGACCCATGCAATCGATTTTGCCATCAGCTCCTATGCGACGGTGGCCGATGCTCTGGGCTGGAGCTACATCGAGAACGGCCACGAGTTCTACGTTCTGACCTTTCCCACCGCCGATGTGACCTGGGTCTATGACACCGGTACCGGTCTGTGGCACGAGCGGCTGAGTTTTAATCCAACGCTCGGCCAGTATCACAGGCATCGCGGCAACTGCGTCATCAATTTCATAAATCGCCGGCTGATCGGTACCTGGGATACGGGGGCACTTGCTTGGCTGGATCGCTCGCTGCCAATAGACGGCGGCAATCCGCTTGTTTCGTGGCGACGCACCGGCCACATCTGGGATAAGCAATCCAGGCGGCGAATTTTTCATCATCAGTTGCAGATCGAGACCGCCCCCGGAGTCGGTACTGCCGGCACGCCTGGGTTCATCTCAAATGCCGGAGGCAGCGGCAGCGGCGGGGGCGCGTTGGATCCGAATGTGATGCTGCTGCTGCATTGTGATGGAGCCAACGGAGCGACTACCACAACCGATGTCTATGGCGCTCCGATCGTCTTTCTTGGGGCAGCTACGCTCTCAACTGCGCAAGCGAAATTCGGTCAATCGTCTTTACGGATCCCAAGTGTTGGCGCTAATGGCATTCAATGCGGAACCGCGCCTGGCTCGGTACGAATTCCGACGTCCGAATACACGATTGAGCAGTTTATTTTCATCATGGCGCTTCCAGGTGTCAACGCCAACATCTTTTCGCATCATCCGTCCCCGGCGTTTTCTGGTCAAAACTGCTTCATGGATACGTTGGGGCGACTCAACTTCTTAGTGAGCAATAGTTGTATAGCGCCCTGGAGTTATGTTTCACCTCCGTCCCCCGCCTTGTCGTTGAACACTTGGCATCATATGGCGCTGGTAGCACAGGTAAACATTTCTGACGGTCATCAAAAGTGGACTTCGTATCTGGACGGGGTGGCGTGGGATATGCAAATACCTGCTGTTGGAGCGACCCACCCTTGTTACTTGGGAGGCAATCTTGTCTACGGCGACAGCAGCATACAAAGTCTAAGCTGTCCAGGTTTCTATGATGAGATCCGCATAAGTCTGATAGCTCAATATCACTCAAACTTCACTCCACCAACAGCGCCGTTTTCATCACAATCGACGTCGACTGTTGCCAGGCCACAGATGATTCTCAAATGGTCCGATGATGGCGGCAAGACCTTCGGGAATGAGAAACTGATGCCGATGGGGCAGATCGGCCAGTACAAGAATCGCTCGGTCGCTTACAACCTGGGCTATTCGCGCGATCGGGTCTATGACTTGAAAGTCATCGATGCGGTGCCGCGC